TTCCTAAGTGTATTTAGATAAAATGAATATTGCATGTCCTTATCTAGGAATGAATACTTATTCATCTCATTAGCATACAATACACAATCAAGATGTCCAGACAAACAACGATTAATAATATATGGAGGATAATCCTTAATAGATGAAGGATCTTCTTCAATAAGATTGTCCTTATTAAAGTTTATTGAATTAAGCCAATCCTTTAATTCCATAATGAAAAATTAAAATTTAAAAGTATTCTTCTAGTAGATGTTGTACGTGATCCTGCATGAAGAGTATCACCAGTCATAAACAAAACCCTACCCTTCTTTGGTTCTACTTCAGCAACTACCTTATCTCTATCATAAATTTTAGTGGGACCATCAGCATCATTAACATAATATAGCATAGTAAGATGAGGATGTGAAAGATCAATATGAGGAGGAAAACCTTTCTCACTAACTTGACCATTAATACTCATAACTGCTCTTATTCTATGAACTTGTTTTAATGGAGAATCTAAAGCCTCTAATAAAATAGGATATACTATATCCTTATATCTTTGAGTTTTCTGAAGAGGAGGTTGCCAATCTTCATTTTCTACATGAATCATATGAATAAAATTACTAGACCTCCAATCCTCTTCCCAGTCTTCCTGTTCCTGTAACTGATGATACCAAGGAAAATCTTCCGTAAATGTTTCCTCTATATAATCTTGATAATTTTTAGAGATAATATTATCCTTTATCTGATAACCCATAATTAAAAAGTAGAAGTTCCTTTCTTTTTTGTTGTTCTCTCATGTACTCACCAACCGACCTCATGGTGTATGTTAGATCAAACTCTGCTGCATTCCACTGCAACCCAGTAAATCTATCTCTGACAAGTTGATCTGAATTATAAGATATTAACATATCTATTTTACTTTGACTACAATTATTTGCAAACTCATCATGATCAAAACCTTTATGCATTGATCCCTTCTTCCCATAAAGATTATCCTTAATATCATAAGGAGGATCTAGATACATAAAAAGATCGTCATGAATATTTTCTCTAAAACAATACTCATAAGAATATTGATTAATATGCCAATGAGAAATTATCTCAGAATATCCTGGTAACTTTTCAATACCTCTCATAGAAAAATTAGATATTGATGCTGCCTTAGAGAATGAAGATGATTCAGTAAGACCTGAGAAACTACACTTATTGACAATATAAAATGCTGCTGCTCTTTCTATACAATCAAGACTTTTATCATTTATTCTATTCTTACACTCAAGAAAAAGTTCTTTTGCTGCAACTGGATCTGGATGGGTTGATTTATAATTACGTATCTTCTCTGTTAAATCACCTCCAAACTGCTGTAACTGAACCCAAAAATTTATAAGAGGTTCATATAAGTCATTAACAGTAATCTTTAAGTGTGGATACTTTTTACTAATATGTATAGCAACTGAACCACCACCTAAGAATGGTTCACGAAATTCTGCATACTCTCTCAAGTCTGGAAAGTATTGATCCATTTTGGTACAAGCACGAGACTTGCCACCAGGATATCTAAGGGGTGTTTTTAATGCCTTCATAATTTAATTCCATCTGAATGGAAGTGTCAAAGTTATTATAAGTTGGTGGATGAAAATTACAATATTCATTAAAAGTAATCTTCATTTCTTTTTGAGAGAGACCACAATGTTTCGCTGCTTGAGGTACATTCCATTTTGCCTTAAACAGCATTTCCATTGCGTAACGAGTCTCTTGCCTCATTTAATAAAATCTTTCGTATCCATTTCCACCAACCTGAACTTCAATAGTATCAAAGATTCTATTCAATGAACGAGCAAATCCTCTATACCCAGAACCAACATATATCTGTCCAAGTACAACAGATACTGTTGCTACACCCCAAAAGATGTAATAGAATTTAGACTTGACTTGATTTCTTTGTTTTTCTTTTGTGATCATAATTACATAAATGTTGCAACAATAATGACTCTTCTTTTAGCAGCAGGAGTTTCATTATAATGTCTACCAGCAAAAAGAAGAACATCATCTTCTTTTGGATCATGGTATTCATAAGAACCTGAATCATGTCCAGTTTCTACAAATGTTTTTCCACCAGAATCTGTCAAATATAATAACATATTTCCATGATCAAATTGATGATCTACATGAGGTATTGTGGGAACAACACCATCTTCATGAGGATGTGTAGCATTAGCACAAATCCTATAAAATGATCTTGGAGCAAAGCCATTATGTGACATTATATCACATAACGCTGTAGATGCAAGATCAATAAAATCTTTATCATCTACAATTGGATATCTTTTATGATCTCCTCTTGGTCTATCTAAAAAGGAATGTGAATAGAATCCAATATGTTTATACTTATTTGGATCATATTCATCTATAGGGTTATCACTAGGAGGAATATTCTCTGGAACATATGTCCATTTACAATATGGAGATAAAACGAATCTTTTTAATTCATTATAACTATCGGGTAATGGATTATTGAATACTTGTTTCATCTATTCCTCCTTAGTTCAATATCAGTCAATTGAGATTCTAATACATACTCTAAACTATCCAGGTTCTCCCTTAAATAATCTTCCCAATAGTTACCTTCAATCAAATCATGAAGGTGTGCTATATGCTCTAGTGCATACATCAACTTGGTTTGATCATTCATCCTTGGCATCTGCTATATCCTCTAAGTTATATAATGAAAAAGAATCTAATCCTTCTTGCTCAAAGAAATCATATGCTTCATTATTTACTTGACGATCTACAATAGCAACTACTCTATCAACCGTATATCCAGCGTCACGGAGTCTTGTTGCTGCTTTAATAGCAGAACCACCTGTAGTAATAACATCTTCTAAAACAACGACCTTAGACCCTGCTGGAAGTATTGGACCTTCAATCCATGCACCTGTACCATGTCCCTTTGCTTGCTTACGAACAATCAATCCAGCAAGATCCCAATCTAATAAAGATGCTCCCATAGCAACACCTGCTACCAATGGATCAGCACCCAATGTAAGACCTCCTACTGCCACTGTATCAGGTTCTAACAAGTCTAGTATCATATCAGATACCATTGCAAGACCTTTACCACTTAAAGTAACAGGTTTACAATTTATATAATGTTCACTAGTACGTCCAGAGGAAAGTTTATACTGCCCAATACGATGAGCATCATTACGTAATAGTTCTAGAAATTCATCTCTCATTTTGTTTTCTCCATGCTTGTATTAGGATTTGTAATTCTTTTATTCGCTCTTCAGCGACTTTAATTTTCTCCTCAATATTAGTTTGTTTCATTTAAATTTACACTCCACCATAATTTCGGTAAGACATGCCAGTAAATTTATCTCCTGGTCCGCAACAAAAGCGATTTGGTACTGATACTTAGCAAGTATGAGAACAGCAGCAGGGATGGAAGAAGGAACCAAGGAAGTGTAAAGACTATCGTAAATACGGCGTAATAAAACAGCAGGATCGTTGTC